CAATCGCGCACACCGTCGCAGTTCAGGGGTTTTCAGGGGCCAGCAAGTTAAACTACAAACAAGGGGGAAATATGATCATCGAAAGTTTGAAGAACCTCGCGGTTCCGATTGAGTCATTACAAGGACTACCAGGCAACCCACGTCTTGGCGACATCGATGCAGTTGCGGCGTCATTAGATCGCTTCGGCCAGCGAAAGCCAATCGTTGTGCGCAAAGATGACGGCACAATCATCGCTGGCAATCACACCTGGCAAGCAGCTAAGAAACTTGGATGGACTGAAATTGCAGTGGCATACGTCGGCGATGACGATACAACTGCTCAGGCGTATGCGTTAGCGGATAACCGTACTGCCGAGTTGGGTAGTTACGACGAGCAAGCACTCAAAGATTTAATCGACAAGGTCGCGTTAGTAGACCCTGAATTAGTACGCATTTCTGGGTGGAGTGACGCGGCAGTGCAGGAGCTAGTCGACAGGATTGAAGCGGCGCAGCCTAAAGCACTCAAACAAGATGTTATTCCTGACTTGCCTACTGTGCCAATTACAAAGCTAGGAGATGTTTGGCAATTAGGAAAGCATCGAGTGATGTGTGGAGATTCAAGAGACTTAGTCAATGTTCAAAAACTGACCGATGGCACTCAAGCGGATTTGATATTTACTGATCCTCCTTACGGTGTAGATTATGAAGGTATCAATAACGATGATCGAGCAGGACTTGAAGATTTATTGCGAGATGTTTTCCGTAATTACGTGAGTGTCTGCGTCAAAGGAGCATCAATTTATTTATTTCACGCAGACAGAAGTGCAGACATATTTCACAAAGTCTTTCGTGAGTTTTTTCATTTTAGTAGCATGATAGTCTGGTTGAAAAACAGTTTGACATTGTCGCGAACAGATTATCAAAGTCAGCATGAATCATTTTTTTATGGATGGATTGACAATGGCACACATACCTTTTACGGAGACAGAAAACAAGTAAGCGTTTGGTCTTTCGACAAAGAATCAGTTGAAGGACACACAACACCAAAGCCCGTCGATTTAATAACCAATGCTATTAACAACTCGAGTAAATCAAATGACAAGGTGATTGATTTATTTGGTGGTTCTGGTTCAACTTTGATTGCTTGCGAGATGACTAACCGTGATTGTTACATGATGGAAATCGACCCCAAGTATTGCGATGTCATCGTCAAGCGTTGGGAAACGCTCACAGGTCAGAAAGCAGTGTTAGTTAATGCCGAATCCACCTAAGCCTATTGAGCAAAAACGCATAACAGGTAACCCTGGTAAACGTCCATTGCCCCCCATCAAAAATATGATTGTGCTCCCTATGGCAACAGAAACCCCAGTTCCGCCGCGCCCACTAGGACAAGAAGGAATAAAACTATGGAATCGCATTTGGAATTCAGGGCGCACGTGGATTAGCCCAACATCAGATATTGAACTTGTGACAATCCTTTGTGAGTCTATGGATGAGCGCACGCAGTTACGTCTAACAGTTTTACGCGGTAGTGACTGGCGCGATCGCGTAGCACTTCGCACACTAGAGAGTCAGTTGATTACAATCCTTTCAGCTCTCGGTCTTAACCCGGTCGAGCGTTCACGACTTGGACTCGCGGAAGTCCAGGCACAGACACGCATCCAGGAATTAATGACGCGAGCACGTGGCTAATAAAAAAATACAATCATGGCCGCCGCGTTGGATAACGCCGGTGACGATTGCAGACCGCAAACGCGGCGACGGCCCACTCTATGCAGAATTCGCTGAAGCGGTTTGCAGAGTAACAAAAGATTCGGTTGCAGCACCAGCAGGCGAACTTTTACATCTTCGCGATTGGCAGAAGGAACTTCTCAACCACGCACTCGCACGCAGACCAGATGGCCGATTCAAACACAGGGTGGCGCTGGTTGGAATGGCACGCAAGAACGGCAAGTCCGCGCTCGCAGCTTCGATGGGTTTATCAGCGCTCACACTTGGCGGCAACGGATCAGAAATTTATTCATGCGCAGCAGATAGAGATCAGGCACGCATCGTCTTCGGAACAGCAAAGCGAATGGTTGAACTTGACCCGGAACTTTCTTCGATGTTCACACTTTATCGAGACGTAATCGAATACAAAGATAAGGGATCGGTTTACCGCGCACTTTCAGCAGAGGCATATACGAAAGAAGGACTCAACCCTTCGCCGATTGTTATCTTTGACGAAGTTCATGCGCAACCAAACCGCGAACTCTGGGATGTAATGTCACTAGCCGGTGGAGCACGATCCGATTCACTTCTTCTAGGAATCACCACAGCAGGAGTAAAGACGCAAGCAAACGGCCAAGACAGCCTCGCCTATTCTTTATATCAATACGGCCAGAAGCTCGTAAAGGGCGAACTTGTAGATCCGTCTTTCTTCTTTGCTTGGTGGGAACCGAAAAACCCAGAAGCAGACCATAGAGACAGGCAACTCTGGATTGAATCGAATCCCGGATTTTCGGACATAGTCGACGCCGAAGATTTCGAGAGCGCAGTGCTTCGAACACCAGAGGCAGAATTTAGAACAAAGAGAACAAACTGCTTCGTATCAACAGCAACCGCCTGGCTTCCAACAGGATCATGGGAAGCGTTAATCGATACAGAGAGAACACCAGAACCCGGCGAAGAAGTTATTCTTGCATTTGACGGCGCGTTCTCAAACGACAGCACAGCGCTCGTAGCCTGGCTGACCGGCGGAGACAAACCACATCTGATGGTTGTAGGAATCTGGGAACGACCAGACGACGCAGAACAAGGATGGCACGTGCCGGTGGCCGAAGTCGAACAGACAATCATCGATACATTTAGAAACAGCAACTTCCAAACCAGAGAAATCGTCTTCGACCCAGCGCGATGGCAGCGAACCTTTATGGTTCTAGACGAACAAGGAATGCCAGTCGTTTCATATCCAAACAGCGCAGAGCGAATGGTTCCAGCAACACAAAAGTTTTATGAAGCGGTCGTCAATCAAAGCTTCACCCACGACGGCGATGAAAGAATGGCAAGACACATAACAAACTGCGTCACGAAGCAATCATCTCGGGGCGTCATGGTTGCAAAGGCAAGCTCGAAGCGAAAAGTCGACGCGGCCGTTGCAGCAATCTTCGGATATGACAGAGCAACACAGCCACCAGAACCAAAGCCACCAGTGGCCCGGTTCTTCTCGGTTCAACTTTAGGAGCGCAATGAAAAAAATAGATTTCTCACTCATAGCAGAAGTGACTGGCGTAGCATTAGCGACCACAGGAATCGCAATGCTTTCATTGCCGATTGCATTAATTACACTCGGAACATTTCTAGTGTGGATCACAGAAAAGGCTAACTGATGAGTCTATCGAAGCGAATCAAAGCAGCAGAACAGAAGCGCCAAAACAATAGCCAATGGGTCGAACCACTTATCCCAGGCCGCCCTGCTTACATGGCCCCATCTGGAATCGATGTAACAGCAGACTCCGCAATTCGAATGTCAACAGTTTATGCATGCGTTAGATTACTTGGCGACACAATCTCATCATTACCACTTGCGGCATACGTTCGACGCGGCAGAAACAGAATCTCATACGCGAGCGTTTACGGATCGCAACCAGCCTGGATTAATAAACCAAATCCAGAAGCATCACGCCTAGAGTTTTATGAGCAAATTATTGCTTCACTTAACATTCATGGAAACGCTTTTATTCTTACGGTTCGCGATGACATGGACGAAGTGCAAGAAGTTTATTGCGTGCATCCAGATGACGTTCGCATTGAACGTGAGCGTCCAGGCGAGCCAGTCGTCTACAAGATGAGAGATGAAGTGGGATCATTTTCTCGCACTTTGACATCACGCGAAATGAAACACATTCCACTCTTCAGACTTCCCGGATCGCTTTACGGCCTCGGCCCAATTGCAGCAGCTCGACTTACGATCGGCGCAGCGATGGCAGCAGACACATACGCAGCCGCATACTTTGGCAACGCAGCAAACCCAGGCGGCGTCATTGAAGTGCCGGGCGAGTTAACAGAAGAACAGGCAGGCGACATCGGCCGCGATTGGAACATCACTCACACTGGGCCATACCGCGCAGGCAAAATCGGAATCCTTTCAGGCGGCGCACAATTCCGTCCGCTGACATTAAACGCCGCAGACGCGCAGCTCTTAGAAGCAAGACGCTTTAACGTCGAAGATATCGCCAGATTATTCCGAGTGCCGATCAGCCTATTAGGACACCCGGTTGCAGGAGCGATGTCATTTGCCAGCGTTGAAGCTCAAAACCTTTCATTCGTGCAGCATTCACTTCGCCCATTATTGGAACGAATCGAACAATCAATGTCCGAATTACTTCCAGAGCCGGACGGATTTATTAAATTTAATCTTGATGCATTGCTTCGTGGAACCACACTCGAGCGATTCGATGCATACACAAAGGGCTTACGCGAAGGTTTCCTATCTTTGAACGATGTTCGCGCCGTCGAAGATTTAGCACCACTTGGAGAAGCAGGCGATCAATTCAGAGTGCCACTTCAAAACATCGACGCAGCAGATGCACCAGATGTCGGACTCAAGCTACGAGCAGAGATCGCATCAATGTTAATTCAGGTCGGCTTCGATCCAAAGGCAGTAACAGAGGCCATCGGATTACCAGAAATGACCCACACAGGAGTTCCAAGCACACAATTGCAGCCAGTCGCCACGATTGATCCAGCAGATCCGGCAGCAGTTTATGGAGTGGAATAAATGCCATATTTGATAAGCGACAAGCAGAGCGATTGCGCTGGATGGGCAACGGTCAAAGAAGAAGCAGATGGCAGCTACACCACAATCGGATGCCACGAAAATAAGCAAGACGCAATCGACCAAATGGTCGCGGTTTCAATTGCAGAAGATATGGAACCAGGCGGCGAAGTAAGCAAGCGAGCCATTG